TTGAGCAGGATGGTGAAAGTCATTACGGGAAGATTATCTCGTTCGGTGATGACGGCGACATCTGGATCACGCAGGAAGGCAGCGGAGATCACAACGCCTATGTTTACAACTCAGGTAGTGCTCATCGCAATGACACCCGCCTGATTCAGAAGGGGTCGGGTAACAAGGATGCCGATGTTTTCTGGTACGGGGCTGACGACGGTGAGCTGACGTTGACTCAGCAAGGCAATGGCTCACATACCAGCAACATCAAGTTCTACACCGATGACTACGATGTGACCGTGGTGCAGAAGGGCACAACCAATAAGTCCTACAGCGCAACCTTCAACTGCTCTAGCAACTGCACTAAGACCATTTCGATCATGCAAGAGAACTAATGTTTTCTTGGAAGGCCATAGTTATCACGGCGGTGGTGTTATGTGGGGTGCGCGCCTTAGACCCTTATCCCGTAGAAGTAGCAAGGCTCAAGTTCTTTGACTGGTTGCAGCGATCGGATGTGCCGCAGCAAGTGGAAGACATTGTTCTTGTTGATATTGGCGAAGAAAGTCTGGCGAAGAATGGCCAGTGGCCTTGGCCCAGAGAGAATATTAGCCGGTTAATAAATTATTTGCGTGCCCACGGGGCGGGCGTTATAGGGCTTGCGGTCATGTTTCCAGAGCCAGATCGCTTTGGCGGAGACGCAGCATTGGCGCAGGCGTTAGTTGAGAATCCAGGGGTGGTATTGGGTCAGACCTCATCCTCGCGTGGTATCGAAGGCGCCGCGCCGCACGTAGGTACGGCAGTGATTGGCGGCAACGCACAGGATTATCTCTTTAATTATCCCGGGACGACGCGGAATTTACCCCTGTTGGAGGAAGCCGCTGACGGGGCTGGGATGTTGAGTTCCATTCCTGAGATTGACGGGGTGGTACGGAGGCTCCCGCTGGCGGTTGCAGTGGGGGAGAAAGTGTATCCCTCCTTTGCATTAGAAATGATACGGGTCGCCACGGGCGAGCCTTCGTATCAGATGAAGATTGATGAGTCGGGCATTGCGGCGGTGCGTATACCTCCGTATGAACCCTTCTCAACCGATGGCAACGGTCGTGTCTGGTTGCGCTGGAATAAAACCTTTCAGCGTGTAGAAGCAACCGGCGATTTGTCTGCTGTCCGGGACAAGTGGGTGGTAATCGGTGTTACCGCCGAGGGAGTTTCCCCGCTGATCCCAACGCCGATGGGTCTAAAAGATGCGCATGTGACAATTTCCACCTTGTTGAGCGCGTTGATAAATGACGACGGCTTGGTTCGGTCTAATAACGCAAATCTGTTGGAAATGGGTGTCCTTCCACTTCTCCTCCTGACAGTCGCGTTGCTGGCCAAATTACCAATAAAGCTAGTCATCCCCTCGTTTATCATTCTCATCGGCGGGATTGGCGGCGGATCGTATTACGCCTTTACGGAGGCGCGTCTTATCGACGCCAGCTACCCGGTGCTGGCGAGTCTGATTACGTTTGCACATTGCTTGTTCAATCAGTTCTATCGGGAGTATGTGCTGCGCCAGCAGATCAAGAAGCAGTTCGAGCATTATCTGGACCCGAGACAGGTGAAACGCCTTCAGACGCAGCCAGAGCTTCTTAGGCTGGGAGGCGAGCGACGTAGGGCCACATACTTATTTACCGACGTCAGGGGCTTCACCAGCCTCTCAGAGGCTTTAGAGCCGCCTCAAGTGGTTGAGGTCATGAATAGGGCGCTGACTATCCAAGCTGACTGCGTGAAAGAAGCGGGTGGGATGGTAGACAAGTTTATCGGGGACGCCATGATGGGTGTCTTCAATGCGCCGATCGATCAAGAGGACCATGAGAACGCGGCCATTGACTGTGCTATTGAGATGCAGCGCAGGATGGGAGTCTTGCGCCAAGAGTTGAGTGCAGAAGACAAGCCGGAGGTAGTGATCGGAGTCGGGGTGAATACCGGTGACGCCGTGATCGGCAACATGGGTAGTGATAGTCGCTTTGATTACACTTGCATCGGGGATGCGGTGAATGTGGCGGCTCGATTGGAAAGCGCAACCAAGGAAGCCAAGCGCGATATTTTAATTGGCGAGGTGACAGCGGAGTTTTCCCGCCATGAGTTGGAAGAGTTGGAACCGATGGCCCTCAAGGGGAAGGCGGCTCCAGTGAGAGTGTTTACGTTAAGGACAGTGCATGGGGTTTAAGTTATCGATTGTGTTAGGGCTTGCATTAGCTGCCATGGCTGGTGGGTTCAAGCTTTATTACGATAAGAGCGAAGCCGAGAAACAGGCGATGGCCACGCAGTTGCAGCAGGCGATAGACAATCAACAGCGCCTAGAGAATGCGGTGGCAACCCAGAACGAACAGATTGAGAAGGCGTTAGCTGATCAGAAAGATGCGCAGCAGCGGATTCAGAGTCTGACGGTGGCCAACAATGAGGCCAATGAAAAGGTGGAGGATTTACGCAACAAGTTTGCTAAGCATGATTTAGACATGCTCTCATTGCGTAAGCCCGGACTCGTAGAAAAGATGGTGAATCGCGGTACGGCGCGGGTATTTCAGGAGCTTCAGGATTTAACTGATCCGAATCAATTCGATGAAGAAGACACTAGCGATATACCTGCTGCTGATTAGCGGTTGCTCCTTTATGGGAGGTTCCCGCTTCACCCCGCCTGAAGTCAGGCCGGTGGAGGTGGTGACGATCTCCAAACCGGCGCCGATGTATCACCCGCCGCTGCCACCCGCAGTGAAGGGCGTGCCGGTCGAGTGGAAGGTGCTCTCGCCGGACACTATGGAAGAATATCTTAACGACTTGAAGGCGGGCGAAGCGCCTGTCAATGCTTGGTATTCCTTGACGACTAAGGGATACGAGAATTTGAGTAACAACGTCGCGCAGATTCAGCGGTATATCCAGCAGGTGCTCTCAATCATTGAGTACTATCGGGATTTGGATAAGGCGCGGCAAGAGGAATCAAGTAGTGGACCTGCCAAAACTGATGCAGGAGCTGAGGACCGATGAAGGTAAAGATAATTCGGTTATCTCTTCCGGTATTCAGTCTGCACTTGATGAACTGAACCAACAGCTCTCCTGGTTTTCTGGATTGAGCGACGGGCGCCAGCGTGCGCTGGTCAATATGCACTTCAATATGGGGTGGAAGCAGCTCTCTGAGGAGGAGGATTTTTTGACAGCCATGGAAACTGGAGATTGGCGTAAGGCAGCCCGAGAACTAGAGCGTTCCCAGTGGGGACGTAGCATGGGTGTGCGCGCCTTACGTCTTCTGCAACTGGTTGTTGGTGGTTAGATGGCTATAGCGAAGTTTCAGTTTAGGCCGGGTATTCAGAAAGAGGGTACCCAGTTCGCAGCAGATGGTGGCTGGTACGACTCGGATAAAATCCGCTGGCGTTCCGGGCGTCCAGAAAAGATTGGCGGTTGGCAGAAGTTTTCGGACAACACCTATCTTGGTACCGCTCGCGCACTGCATACATGGAACGATCTGGTGGGCACCAACTACATGGGAGTTGGTACCAACCTCAAGTACTACATTGAAGAGGGTGGCGCCTACAACGACGTCACCCCCCTTCGAGCGACAGCCTCGCTCAGCGCTCCTTTCGGGGAGATTAACGGCAGCTCCACATTGCTGATATCGGACACCGCCCATGGCGCGGTAGCCGGTGACTACGTGACCTACTCATCAGCGTCTACCCTGACTGGTGGTGGCATTGTTGCGGCTACATTGAATGCCGAGTACCAGATTGCCACCATTCGTGGAGCGGATGCGTATGAGATCGAGGCCTCATCTGGAACGGGGGTTGCGGATACCACCACGCTGAATGGTGCGCTGACTGCGGCAGCAACATCGATTGTTTTGACGGATGGGGGCGATTTTCCGAGCAGCGGCACAATAAAGATTGAGTCGGAATATATTACTTTTACCGGCAAGAGCACCCACACGCTAACCGGCTGTACCCGAGGCGCCTACAACACCAATGCTACGGCTTATGCGACCGGTGTCACGGCGTATGAGATTGTTTTTAGTGGTGGTGGCAGCGTGAGTGCGGCCTATCAGATCAATACCGGTCTGGATACCACGGTCCCGGGAACGGGTTTTGGTTCCAGCACATGGGGGCGTGGTACATGGGGTAGTGCCTCGGCGGGTGAGAAGTTACGGCTCTGGACGCAGGATAATTTTGGTGAGGATTTACTCCTTTGTCCCCGGGGTGGTGGGGTGTATTACTGGGATGCGACGAATGGCGTCTCGACCCGGGCGATCAACACCACCGCATTAAGCACTGCGGAGAATCCGCCTACCGCCTGCAATCTGGTGCTGGTATCAGAGATTGACCGTCATGTGATTGCGTTCGGGGTGAATGCGATCGGTTCTTCGACTTTAGACGAGATGTTTGTGCGCTGGTCTAAGATCGAAGACGCAGGTAACTGGACTCCAGCTACGGATTCGGATGCTGGTGGTCAGCGTTTGGGTACCGGCTCTTTCATTATGAGCGCGGCCAAGGCGCGTCAAGAAATATTGATATGGACTGATGCGGCGGTCTATTCCATGCGCTATGTGGGTGGTTATTTTACTTTCCAATTCACTCAGGTGATGGAAGGGCCATCGATGTTGAGTCCGAATGCTGCCATTGCGGCGGAAAGCCGGGTGTTTTGGATGGACCGAGGAAGTTTCTGGGTCTATGACGGCGCGGTCAGACCGTTGCCTTGTACCGTTCAGGATTATGTCTTCAGTGATATCAACCTGAGTCAGGCGTTCAAGTGTTTTGCTGCATCGAATCCCGACTGGTTTGAGGTGATGTGGTTTTATGCTTCCGACAGTCAGTCAGGCACAGAGATTGACCGGTATGTGATGTACAACTTCCGAGAGAACCTGTGGTCGGTGGGCACATTGGAACGTACCGCATGGACAGCGGCGCCCACTAGGAATTATCCGATGGCAGCGGGAACCGCAGACAGTTCCAATTATATTTACCAGCATGAGACGGGGACCGATGCCGATGGGTCTGCGATGACGGCCTACATTGAGTCGGGAGATTTTGATTTTGAAGATGGAGAGAAGTTCTTGTCCATCTCTCGCATTATTCCTGACCTTGCGTTTAGCGGGTCAGCGGATACCAAGTCACTGACGGTGACCCTCAAGGGGCGCAATTACCCCGGGGAGACACCCGCGACGTTGGCCACATCCACGGTCAGCTCGGACACGACTCAAGCGTTTATTCGGGCGCGTGCAAGACAGGGCATTTTACGTCTTGAGAGCACGGCAACAGGCGTGGGCTGGCGGATGGGTGATTTTCGGATGGACGTTCGGCCTGACGGGAGACGCTGATGGCACAGACCAAGCCGTATTCGCAGCCATTACCCCTTCCTCGTGAAGATTATGAGATGAGTGAAGAGACGATGTTCCGGCGTACCATGGAGCAGGTCATTGGTGATTTGAATACCAGAACAATCGAGGTGGAAGAGGTCAGGACAACGCCTTCTTCACTGGCCCAGAGGCGATACCAGTTTTTGTTGATGGGCGCCTCCAGTGGCTGATGCCCTTAAAGTCTTAGGACAAGTGGCGCCCTCGGCGACCACGGCCACGACGCTATACACGACGCCCGACACGACAGAGACGACGTGCAGTTCGATCGTGGTGTGCAATCGGGGCGGCTCAGGCGGTACGTTCAGGGTATCTGTGCGTGTGGCCGGGGCATCCGACGCGACCAAGCAGTACCTGTATTACGACCAAGCGTTGGCGGCAACCACCACCTATCTGGGTGTGTTTGGTTTGACTTTAGATCAGACTGACGTGGTGACCGTGTACGCCAGTAGTGGAGATTTCAGCTTTAACCTGTTCGGTGTAGAGACGAGTACGGATTAGCGATGGCAGACAAAGCGAGTCTTATTCTTGAAGCGTCGAAGCAATTTATTCGTGGACATGAACAGGTTCCCAAGACTCAGGACTTTGCCCCCGAAGCCTATTATGCGACAAAAGGAGATAGGGCTAAGGGCATCTTGACGATCGGATGGGGCACCACGCGCCTCGACGATAGAGCAGTTCAGGAAGGGGACACGATTACGCGAGAGGAAGCAGAACGTTATTTTGAGCGGGACGTTCGGGCTGCAATCAGCGATTTTAATAGCACGGTCTCGAAAGAAGCTCGGGATCAGCTTGGTGTTAATGAAAGCGCTGCGGTAACTAGCTTCCTGTACAACAACGGGAACACTTCAGAGTGGCGGAATTCCAGAGCGCTTGGCCATCTTAATAAACTGGAAATACCTGAGTTTATTTTTGAACTGAGTGATCGGGAGCAGGGGTTTACTAAGCAAAGGGACCCAGAGACCGGAGAATATAGCTTTGTTAAGGGTCTTTGGAAGAGGAGAAAGGACGAAGTAAGTCTTTTTAATATGCCAGACATAGATGCTAATGCGGGTATAGGAGCATTGTCAGTGAACGGTTATAACGACGGTGATTCTGCGGCCAGTGGGGCTGACATCATGCGGGGTTTTGGAATCTCAAGCCTGCGTGATGTAAAGGAAATGCGTAAATGGTTGGAAGCGCAGGCATATGGGGCTGATCTTTCAGCGATGGATGATGACGATATTAAAGATTTGATTGAGAGCCTTCAGGGTGAGCTTGCAGACATCACCGAGATAGAGGAAAACCGCTTTTATAAAGATGCCACCAAGCGGGACTCTGATGTTTATTCAGACACGTATGGAGAGACCATATCTCGGGAGCCATATAATTATGTGATGCCCGATGAGTGGATTGAGAAACACAATGAACGAATGGGCTTCTCTCCTTTTGATGTAGACCCCATGACAAACCTCTTAAAGTGGGTCATTGGTAACAAGGGTCATATGCCGCAGTCGGAATACGATGCAATGGTTAAAAAACTAACGGACCTTCAAAGTATGCAAACAGGAAGAGAAAAGGAATATAACCGGGGTGGTATTACTAACTTCCGCCCCATGGGGGCCGTTCCCACCGGGGTGGGTATGCCTATGCATATGCCCAGACCACCGCGTGGACAGATGCCTCCGCCAGGAATGCGTAGAGGTGGCATCGTTGGCTATCAGAATCGTGGTCAAGTCGAGGGACCGCTTCCACCCCATCTACAAATGAGACCATCATGGACTCCCGGGGAAGACGAGGCAGATATCGAAGAGGTCGATGATTGGATGGTGAGGCGTAGTATTTTAAGAGAGGAGTTAGGACGTTTCCAGCAGCTTGCTGACAGTACGGGTTATTCGGTTGAGGAAATTATCGAGAATAGGCGTGGTCAAGGGTCTTTGGACCCGACTGCTGCGGCGCAGATGTTCGAGATGCTCGAAGAACAGCGTGAAGCCGAGTGGAACCGCGAACTAGGGGAGCGTCTTGGTCCTATGTTTGGACCCCAAGCGGGAGCGGGAAAGGCGGGGCCTGGACCCGGGGGAATGATGGACCCCGATCAGGCTCAAGGTATGGGTTATGGGGGAAATAAAGAGGAGTGGGCACGCAAACGCGCTGAGGCAGCTGCGTTGTACGATCGTGGTTTCCAAGGCGGCGGTGTCGTCACACCCTTTGGCATGTCATTAGCTGACACTGCTGAGATGGCAAGCTTTTCCAGCCAAGCACAGGC